TGTCTGATCCGAGCCTTCAAAAGACTCAGGAAACTTTAATTTTACTCTTTGAGTAAGCTCATTGTAGTAGTTATCTGATTCAGTGTCAAATCCTTCTGCAACTAGACCACGATGTATTCTTTGTGCGTAATCTGTCATTTCTTGATCTGTTTTAAACCAAGTATTTTTTTCAGCCCAATCAATAGCTTTTTGTGAAGGCTGTGTCCTAACTGCCTGCTGTTGTAGTGCTGTGGGTTGCTGTTCTAACTCTTTTTGATAAGCCTCGTACTCTTGTTCTTTTTTAGATTTTGTTACTCTTATTCTTTCAGCTTCAAGATCTAATTTTGTTAAAGCTTGTCTTGCCTCCTCTTCTTTTGTGTAATCGCCAGCTTCTCTAGCTGAAATTAAATTTTGACGAGCCAAATCAGAGGCCATTTTATTTCTAACTTCGCTTTCTGACATGTAGCCTTTATCAATATCAAAAGCTTTAGTTTTTGCTTCAGCTAACTCTTTTTGTACGTTTTGAGCAAATTGTAGAGCGGCTTCTCTTTCTCTTTCTGCCTCTCTAACTTTAAATGTTAATTTATCAATACGTTTTTTTACTTTATCAGAATATTGATCCATTTCCTCAGATTGTTCTTGAACTTCAACATCAGGTTTTAAGGGATCTTTTTCTTCTGTTTTTATTTCTTCATATTTATCAGGTTTTACTGCACCGTGAGACTTGTCTTCTAATTCGATTTCCGCTCCCTCGCCTGATACATCCAGGTCTACAAGCTTTTCATCTTTTACAGTTTTAAGTTCTGTTTGCATGGTTAACCTCCCATGTTATATAATTGTTAATACGTCTTCAGGTGTTTCAACGGTTCCGAGTATTTCATCATCATTTAATAGCCTGACCTCTCCCCCTTCAATCTTTAGTCTTGATCCTGCGTATCTGCCAAACACGACCCAATCACCTTGTTTACACCAAGGTCCATTAGGAAACTTTTCTTTATCTGCGTAAGCATCATCACCTACGGCTAACACTAAGGCTACAGAAGCTGTCAACTGAGAATCCTCAATAGTTTTATCAGTAAGTATAACTCCGCCCTTAGTTTCTTTTTTTGCTTTGAAAGGTAATACCAATATTCGCCAACCAACTGGTTTTGGTAGTTTTTCTAATTCTGTTCTATCTGCCTCAACACCCTCGCTGGGGTTGTTGTATTTTTGCATTATGTGTTCTGGCACATATAAAGTTTTAGTCATCTATTTTCTCCTGTTCGTCCAGCAGGCGAGAAAGCTCCTGTTGGCATATGTCAATCATATGTAACTTACCCTGAATATACTTATATTCTTCGTAATTTTCAACCCCTTGTGTTAAATGGTCATGAAGTTGTTCTCTATAAAATTTAAGTTGTTTTTGAAATTCGTATATTACTCTGGTGCTCATTTCAGACAATTCATCCCAGGCACCCTTTTTTCAAATTTTTTATAAGAGTTACTTTTGCTTGTAAACCAAGTCTGTTCAATACTACCATTAACACTAAAACCCTCATTTTTTAATTTAGGCATCATATTTCTAATGGCTTCTTCTACCGATTTAAGTTTGAAGTCGTCACCAAACATTACACCGTCAGGTTTAAGTTTAGGCCACCAATTTTCTATATCATCTAAGACAGCATCATATTCATGCGCACCATCAACCATTATGTAATCAATCTCTTGATCTTTAAATTTATTTAATACTTCTTGATCATCTGATCTACCTTGTATTGGCACCACCATATCTCTGCCTATAAAAAATTTAAGATTGTCCCTAAACATTGTATAAAAATCTGATGGTAATTTTAAATTAGCGTGTTCAGATGATCCTTTGAATGTATCGATACAATAAATCGTTACATCAGTTTTATCTGCATTAAATAAAGATGTAGCTAAATATTGTGTCGATCGTCCAAGAAAAGATCCTATTTCTACAATCTTTCCGTTTGAATCTATTTGATCAACTATCATGTCATAAGATTCATGATAATTAAACCACCCAGGTATGTTAAAATACGTTTGTTTCATAGTTAAGTCCTTTTTTCTTTGTCTTAACTATTTGTATATTTTTAGGTGGGATTTTCAACCCTTGTGATTGTGGCCCTTTTTTAGGAGGCACTGTTTTTGTTAGTCTCTTCATTTTTACATGTGCACCCTACGCACCCACATTCATTACAAGATTGTGTGCAATGACACGGACAATCGCATTTCGTACATGCTCCCATCATTTTTTAGCCTTTGATATTATATTTTTGACACCTGGTGCCGCTCTAACACCTAATGATACAGAACACGCAAGATACAATAGATGCGTGTAATACTCTGGTAAAGTTTCTAAAATTGCAAACCCACGTTCTATGTGTGGTTGCATAAAAGGTAAGAATGCACAAATTGCAGGTATCATTAAGGCTAGTAAAACAAACTCATCTTTCCAGGAACCTTTCATCTGATCGACCGCACTGGCCTCCCACGAAATTTTTCCTGCGATTTGCTGCTCTTTTAGACTCTTCTGCGCCTTAATCTCAGTCAGTTTTAAGTCTGCTTTAGCTTTTTTTGTCTCAACGAAGCCTTTTACGGCATCTCCCACCATGTTTGCGATGGGGCCAACTAAAAAATTCATCATTTTTTCTTTACTCCCTTAATTTTACCCTTGTTTATGCTTGCGTAAAACACTTTTGCACCTTCTTTCTTGCCATATGTCTTTGCCATGGCCCTTTTTATCTTTTTACCCTTCTTGTTTAGGGGCATTTGTTCTCTCTCTTGCTACTTGTGCACGTAAATTTGCTAAATCGTAGTCTTTTTGTAATTTTTGTGCGTCTAATGTCTGTTTATAGTCAAATTGGTTCTCTCTTAATCCTTGTTGCTCGCCTTTTAACTGCGCATCCATCTCTATTTGTGCTTGTCGTAGTGCTAATTCTTGTTGTTTTAGCAATACAAGTGGATCTGTGTTCTGATCCTGCATTGATTCTGCCTCTTCAACAACCATTTGTTCTGTAATTTTTGTTATTTCTTCGTCAATTTTTATTGCTCGTTGCATTTGTAACGCTTGAATTTGCTCTGGTGGGACTTGATCACCAAATTGTGCACGTAATTTTTCTGCTTCTTCTACTAAAGCTTGATCGACAACCTGTGTGGCTAATAAAGACACGTGTTGCATGATGTGTGATGTTAAATTTAATAAAGCCATGGGGTTAGTTTTAACTAATACAGATGACATAAAAAATCTATGCGCCTTGATGTGTAACTCATGATTTTGTTGTGGGAATGCTTGTAGGTTTGCACCCTTGAGAACTACACTGTGTTCTATAGCTGGATCTTGTGGTTGTGGTCCACGTGGTATAGGTAAAATCTGCTCAACATCTTTTACACCTAGAGCTAAGTACATTCTCCTATAAGCCTCATAAAGATTGTGTATTTGTGGATTTGATTGTGCAAGTTGTAGTTGATTTTGTGCCAAGGTCACACGTTGTGACATTGAAAAAATATTTGGATCTGATACAGGCAGTATGTCTATAGAGTCAGCAAAATCTAAAACTTTAATCTCTCTAGGCCCACCCTGAACATTATATGGATATACTGGAGGTAGAGTTAATTTAAAAATATTAGCTAAAAGAACAAATTCTTTTTTCTGAGCATAGTGTAATCTTTTGTGAACAGCAGACATTACTTTTGTTCCACGTTCCATCAAAGCCATGGTGGTGCCGACAGGTGTTTGTGAACTTCCTATTTCTGATAACTGCATGTCTGCTACAGCTGCAAATTGTTTACCAGCATCTACACAAAAACCTAGTAGCTGATACAAGACTTGATCGGGACCTTTATAAGGCAAGGACATTAATGCTTCTCTAATTACACCATTAGGTGCATCGACATCTCTAAACTCACCAGGTTGTAAAGGTTGATCGTCATCACGGATTCTAAGACCTCTTGACTTAAATCCTGCAGGTAAATTAGATAAGGTACCAGCATCTAATAATTGACGTAACGCTGTTGTAGCAGTTCTAGTTAGTCCACCAATCATGTGTATCAAACCAAAGCCGTAAAAACCTAAACCAGGTAAAAACTTATAATGTACAAAATATTCATTCTTTTTTCTTAGTGGGTCTGTACTATTGTAGTTTCTATAAATGCTAAGAACCTGACCTGATGTACGGTCTATTGTTACAACATAAGGTAACTTAATACCACTAGGTTCATTAGTTCTAGGGTTCATATCTTCAAAACCCTCAATATCTAAATCTGCGTGTATTTCATATAACTCAGCCATGTCGCTAAGATAGTCTGACTTTGTTCCGTCTATTTGATCTTTTTTCTCTTGTACACCTGAGCTGTATTCATCACCCTCATAAGATTGTAAATCTATATCTAAATAAAAACCTGCAACTTGTTTTTTACGCAAATCATTCATAGACATTTTTATGACTTGAGTTATGCGATCACAACTTTCTAAATCTGATGCACCATAAGGAACTATCACATCTTCGGCAGGAATAAATTTAGATGTTGCTCTATTTAATGTTTCTTCAAAATAAATCTTTTTAAATGCACTACCTGACAAAGGTAACTGAAATAACAATTGGTCCATTTCAGGATTATACTCTTCCATGTTATGAGTTATCTCATAATTCATATAATCTTTAACACGTTCAGCAGCTTGTTGTAGTTGAGAGTTGTTTGCTCCAACGACTTGTGTTCTTACAGGACCATCACTTGGTAGAAGTTCAACATAAGCCATAGCTTGGAACTGAGTTACGGCTTGAGCTAACATTGGGTGATTAACGGAGGATGCACCTCTAAAAGGTCTTGTTCTCTCTTCGTATTTAAATCCTAATAAGTCTAATCCTTTTGTGTAAGATTGTTCCCAATCTTCTCTTGATGAT